CATATGTATCATGACGCCACTCAGAGATCATAGGATTAATTAGTACATACGCACAGAAGTCATGCTGGCTTAGACCGTAAATGGTAATGTCTTTGAAGAAAGGTGGTTTACCAGATACACCGGCAGCACCGTCACTGTAACTTTCGCCAATGTAGCCCCAGTCATTTACAGTGCGACCATCATCGTAGATATCTCGACCGTTGTAACTGAGTTTGGGATCGCCACCGTTGCCACTTTGTCCCAAGCTACCCTGTGTCACAGGCACACCCCAATACTGTTGAGTTGGGTCTTTGTAGTAATAAGCAAAATAGTTGTACCACATGTTACGGATCAAATCGTTTCCGTCATCATGAAAGGTAAACTGGCAAGGATTGTAGTTAATCTTTTTCTGAATCAATCGTTTACGATTGTATTGATTCATTGTTTCAATATCAATGTCGTAGTTTGGCAACTGCACTGTCTTGACTAGGAGACCAATGTCCTCTTGGTCCGCTCGATTAAAAACTTCTTTGAGCTTGGGAATCTCCACAGTGTTGAGATTGAAGTAGACGTGAAATAAAAACTTATAGCGAGGCGCCAGCTGATAACCGTTTGCACGGAAAGTCTTGCTGGCGTGAGTGTAGTCCTTTAGATAATCACTTCCAAAGAACCCCTTTAGGAAGTCCGCTCCAAAGGCCATGTTGTTAACCTGTTACTACGTCGCCAAGTGTTCTGCCCACTGTTGCACCAACACCAGAACCAATAGGAGTTTGGACAGCGTTGTCAAAGCGGATGTTCATGGTGATAGTAACTGCCGCGCTCTCTGCGTAGTTAAGGTCGTTGTAGTTGACTGATGTCAAGTAGCAACCGTACAGTTCCCAAGTCTCAAGTACAACAGGAGTTGCCGCACCGTTACCACCGTCAAGAATCTCGCAACGTGTGGTAAACTTGTAGTCAATGCCTGAACTTGCAGAAGCCTGTTCCATAAAGTCCAACTGCTTTTGTAGTTGTTCGCCAACCAGCTTGGAAACATTGCCACCTGCGTCATCACGCAAGTTAACAGCGATCGCTTCCCAACTATACTTGCCAGCCAAATAAATGGTAGAGTTATAGATTGGTACTTGCATTTCTTCAAAACTGACCGATGGTCGTGTGAAGTCAATGACTTGTTTAGTTAATTCAGTTCTTGGTGTGCTGACTCCAAGATTTTCAAATACCGCACGGAAGCGATACTTGAGCTTTGGCATGAGCAAGCCTTGTGTTGGGCTTGACTGATCACTGGCCAAAGGCACGGTCATTCTAGTTAATGATGCAATGGACATGTTTGTCTCCTATTATGTAATTATTTATGGCAGATGAGATCAAAAAAAATGGGGCCAAAGCCCCATTTTTCTGCGTTAGCAATACCGTTAGACGGTACTTGATGTTGCAACCTGCCCTGCAGATATCTCACCTGTGTTCTTGATTCTAACAGGAATGTAGATAAATTCAACTGCTTTGACTGGCTCAATCGCAATGTCAACAAACAGTTCGTTTCTATCAATACGTGCTGGTGTGTTGTTTGATTCGTCACACACAACCAAGTAATCATAGACACCTCGCTTGGCAATCAAATCGTTGAGCAAGTTTTCAATGGAGTTAGAAATCTCATCACGTGTGATCTGATCGTTGGGTTCAAACACAAAGTTCTTACCAATGGTTTCAAGTCTAGCACGGAGGAATGCAACCAAACGTGCCACGTTGATACGATCCAATGCACTAGGAGCGGCTGCTTCAGTCTTGTTACCGTAGTTAAGGATACCTGATCCAGGCAAGAATGTGATTGGATTAATTTTGTTTTCATACAACACATCACGAATGCCTTGACGGATAGCAGTAGATACAAACTGTCCTGTCTGTGCGTTGACATAGCCTAGTGAGAAAGCGTTGTCAACAATACCGCGGCGTGTACCTGCTGGTGCCAGCCATGGATAGCTCACTTCGTCACTGCGCAGAATAGTACGGATCATCATGTGGCTTGGTGGTTGTACCACTACTGCTCCAGTTAAATCTGTAGTTTGGCAACTTGGATAGAATGTACCCATGTATGCATCTGCTGTAACTAAGCCGTCTTCGTTGTCGGCACCAACGGCTGCGGCATTGGTAGCCCAGGCAGTGATTGCATCAGCATTGTCTGCTAGACGCATTGGTGTGTCACCAATGACAAATGCTGTGTTGCTACGCTCGTTGTTAAGCGCAACCATGTTAGGAATCAACTCAGGATAGTTAGGTGTAGCTAACAAGTTAAACTGACGTTGTTCTTCACGAAGTTCTTGATTGCTGTCAATGCTCGACTTCATGGCTGCTACAACCATGGCACGAACTGCTTTACGTCCCATGTATGGTGCACCATTGCTCTGCAAACCACTGGCTGTGACCCATGCATTGGTCACAGTTCCTGTGAATGTTGGGTAAGCAGTAGCGTTAAAGTAATCAACCTGGAAGCTCTTGACGTTGAATCCTGAACGACGTAGGTTAAATGCCAACATGCCTTCCGGATACAGAGTGTAATCAGGAGCATCTGGATCCAAATAACTACTGCTCAACAAGCTGGTGATAGTTGGAAGTGGAGCTGTGATAGGATCTGTGTCGCCATTGGTTGCCCAACGGAAATCTGCAAACAGCACACCATTTGGTGTTGTTTGATCAGTGTTGTCAATTAATACCCATTGGTCTGATCCATCCACGCTTTCCCAACGTTTGATGATTGGGTACTGTTCAAGATCGCTGGTATCGATCCACAAGTCGCCGTATACTAGATCTGTGCCGTCTGTTTGCTTGGTTGGAGCTGTGGTAGAAATGATTGGGCCAGATGGATTGGTCAGTGTCAAGTTGAAGCCACGTGCATCATTGGCCACAGTTTTGTAACCTTTCCAATTGGTGCCATCACTGATCATGATATCAACTTGATCTGTGGCTGAGTAATACCACAAACGACCGTCAACTGGATCTTGATCCGGTGCATCGTTGGAAGCAGTGTATGTCAATGTAACCCAGTTACTGAGAGTAACACCGTTGGCAACATCATCGGGTGTTGTGTATTTTACACCTTCAACTGAAACATTAAATCCAGCATCGGCCACTGGTGTGCCGGCTGTGTTGTCTAGAACAATACTACCACCTTGCGTATGCTGTATTTGTATTGCACCATCGCTGGTCACAGCAGCCGTGGTATTTGCTACGTTGGCTGCCAAGAACGCTGTGACAAAATCTGTAGCTGTAGTGCCACCAAGTGTGGCAGTCACAGGTGATGTCAATGTATTACTATTCTTGGCGCTGGCCTGAATAGTAAATGTATTGCCTGGTGTAAATGTTGGCGATGTGTCATCACCATTGATAATTGTAGAACCAGACTGTAAACGTTCAAAAATCTTGAGTGTAAATGTGTCGTCTTCATTGACATCATACTGGGCATAGGTGCTGCCTGCTGTGATGTTGCGTCCGCCACCTGCTGGATCAAGTGCTTTGTTTGCGCTCTGATCATTCTCATACACAGGGCAGTTTTGTTGTACAAACAATCCCAAAGTTGAGTTATATTTTTTCACAACCAAATCAGTACCTTGGTTCACATTGTTGGTTTTGTTCCATACTGAACCTGATGGGTGTGGCTCTGGGCTTGAAGATCTCCACTGTGGAACTGTGTAGTTTGGAGATGCTTGTAGCACAGGAGCATAGTAAATGCGTGATGTAATACCCACTGCGGCCAACAATCCACCTGCACCAGCAGTGACGTCAAGGATACCGTTTCCGCTGTCGGTGGAACCGTCATTGGTACCACGACTGTCAATGTAGATCACTAACTTTCCAGCAACGTTTTGCGCACTGATGCCTGAGTTACTGGCCATAGTAGAGTTAATGGTTGTAGCCAACTGAGTAACAGTTGTTCCTGTGAAGTTAATCAACACATTGTTAAGGAAGAAAGTACCTGCACTAAGGGTTGGATTGGTTGCTGTGCCAATCACCGATGGCCATGAATTTTTCCAGTCATCACTGCCTACTAAAACCCAACTGTTGGCAGCCACTGTGGGGTTGCTTACTGTGTTACCAGGACTCTTGTAATAGACTGGATTGTTGGCATTGGTAGCTACCACACAATAGTCACCAATATTGCCAATGGAATCTTTTGGCACACCACTGTCGAGATCAGCTGTGCTGGTAATCACTATAGGAGTCTTGAGAGTAAACGCCGAAGTTGTATAACTCCATTCAAAAATGCCCCAGGCAGAATCTAGAGTGTCTAACCAGTAAGTTCCGTTGTCAGGACTACCGGTTGGACGTGTTAAGCTGGCCGTGAGTTCGCTGAGGTCAATGTCAGCACGTTGTACATAACAACGATTTGAAATACCCAGAGCCGAGTATGCAGCCAGTAACCCATATTCATTGAGCTCGTAGCCGTTGATTGGTGTACCAGCAGTGGTTTGGTAAAAGAATGGGTTACCAAACGTATTGACCAAATCTCTCTGTGAAGAGATTAAATAAACCTTGCCAGCATTGACTGCTGTGGTGCCGGCTGCAACGCCTACACCGCTACCACTGATCTTGTTCTGCGCTGTGGCGATCAAGATAAATGGTACTGAATTAGTTGGGGCCGGTAAGTAGTTACTTTCGTCAATGATTGTAACTTCTACGCCTGGGGAAACTAGTGCCATGTGTCTGTTCCTTTAATAAAAAGTGCTATTCATATTTAGCGGCAGGCATCAAAACCACCATCTAACCTTGCCCTTACATAAGGTTTTGCGGTAAATATCTCTATGCCAAGACCCATTTGTAAGGCCTGTGCCAAGAATCCAGCTGCCATTAACTGTCATCGCAACGATCGAGTGTACTATCGCAGTAGATGTGATGCTTGCATTCGCAAAGGACGCAAACAAAAACCAGCTGTGCCTAGATGGCAATCAGCTGGTTATAAGAAAAAAATGACTTGTGATCGCTGTAGTTTTAGAGCAAAAAGCACTGCACAAATACTGGTATATCACATGGACGGCAATCTCAACAATTCAGAACTTCGTAATTTAAAAAGTATTTGTTTGAACTGTAGTATTGAAGTTACTCGAAGCGACTTGCCTTGGCGGCGCGGAGACCTTGAAGAAGATCGTTGATCTGCTGGTATAGCTGATCCATGGTAGCATTGTTGTCCAACACTGCATCAAACTCTGTGCCAACCCACGCAGTTTCACTGGCATGTACATCAGGATATGCTGTTTTCATATGATCAAACTGTCCGTGATTAGATTCAACTGCAAGATCATACCACTCAGGCTCAGGCCCTCGAACTACTCTCAGTACAATGCCTCCTTGATTTCGTATGGCTTTGATTTCGTTGGGGAATCTACAATCAGAAATAACAACATCATCTTGACTAGTTCTTAGCTTGTTTTCCAAGCTGGCAATCCAAATATCATCGTGAAATCCACGCCTACAAACTTCTGTGCCCCATTGCTGTAGTATCCAGCGTGGAGTAATGGCCATGCCCAGGCGTTTTGACCACCACTTGTCCACCTGCTCTCGCCACTCTCGGGCTTGTTTTGTGCGCCCTTCCAACATGGTACGGTCCCACCCAAACACAGCTGAGCAAGCATCTTTTAAGGTATTAGCAAAACTCTCACGTCTAAACTGATGTATGTTTACTAGATAATCTGCAATGGTGTCTTTGCCCGAACCAATGAATCCACATACTCCAATGATCATTGTTGATCCTTTAAAAAATTTAAAATATTATCTATTAGATCTGGATAAAAACTTGGATCAGGGTGCGTAGTGTCGGGATATTTTTGCTTGTCTGAGCGCATAAAAATTTCTAACTTGTCTGTTTTTTGTAACTCATCCAAGGCCTGTTGTGACTTGTATTCTTTGTTATGAGTCAACATCCTGACCAAATGATGGGTGTAACAGTTCAATGGCATATCCTCAAACTCAAAGCCACTGATCTGTTTGTTCCAACTGTCAATCTTATACCGGCAAAAACTAAAGTCGTTAATGGATGGCGAAAGCGGTGCCGCAGATCCTATCACCAAAAACGGCGTGTGATATTGTTCGTACAACTCCTGTGCGTACCGATAGTTTTGGGTGTTTAAAAAATGCAGGTCTTCGACCAAATTTTTCTTTCCAATATTAGAAAAATACGGAGACGGTATGTTGTCAAAACTGTATATCATGCTGACAAATTCAGAATAGTCTCTTGCTGGTTCTGTATGAAACCAAATAATGTAATCGACCTTTTCTTTTTCTAAAAGTGTGTATTGCAAATTTTGTAGCTGTCCATGATTGCTTGAACCGCCCTTGGCTAAGTTGATTACGGTGTGGCCGGCTTGGCCCAATAAATTTTCAATCAGTTCTATGTAAGGCTCCATTCCGGCCCAACTGTCACCTATTACACACAATTTCATACTAGGTCCTTTATTTTAAGTGTTTCCAATGAGTCGTGTAACAGGTCAATCTGCCTGCGGCAGTCTTCCAGCGCATGATGGCTAGCAGGATACTTGTTGAGTCCTGGGCACAATCCATACACTGTACGAGCATCACGCACCACATAGTATTTCCATGGCAGGGCCAGTCCATGACTTTTGTAAGCATGTTCTAATATGTTCATATCAAATGTAGGACCGTTGGCCCAGATGCGTTTGCTATGCCATATCAGCTTGCCAAGTTCTTCCAGGGCTTGCTTAAGAGGTATGCGACCTGTTTCTGCAAAGGCTTCTTCTCGGGCCACAGTGGGTTGAGAGGCCCACCAGTCAATGGTACCTTGTTCGATGTTACGGTCAGGCTGGCTTTCGATGTCAATACGGGCATAGTATTGCTGGTCATGATATCCTCGTGTGAATGGATTAAACGCCTGAGCGGCAATGGTTAGAATACAGGCTTCTGGGCCTGTGCCTACAGTTTCAATGTCTATCATTAAGTCCATGCTGTATTATAACATGGATTTAGATTTTGTCAAAGAGGGGATTTAACCAATAACAAAGGTCAGTGGTTCAGACGCATCAACATAGAGCTTGAGCTCTTCGAGCTTGGCATCCATTTGTGCTTGTGCTTCAGCTTTGAGTGCGGCACCGTTCAGGCTGGTTCCGCCTTGTGGACCTGCTATTTGTGCAAACTTTTCACGTGCTTCGCCAATGATCATTTTAGAAGCCGCAACCATGTAGTCTCGGATCCATTGACTGATTTGATAGTTTGTGAGCAGGGCGATTTCTGGTTTGAGTTGATAAACCCATAGCAACACTGTTTCGCCTGTGCCCTTGGGGTCACGCATGAGCTGTATTTGTTTGGTCACAGGATTCCAACTGTAGTTTATAAAGCCGCCAAACATACGAGCAGCCAGTTCTACATACTGTGTGTAAAAATCGTAAGTGGCCAGACCACCGGCACTGCTGTAGTTTAACAGGTAAGTGTTTAACGTAGCAGAACTAAAAGGGTCAAAACTAGATGAATAAGGGCCTGTTGAGTTACCAATGGTTCTTCTAAACACCTGTCTCACACTCTGTACTTCTTGTGGCAAGGTATAGATGTTTACATCTTCTAACAGCATCAAGAATATGTAACATTCTTCGTAGGCGTTCTGTGCTCGCTGACGATAAACTCCCATGGTACGCTGATAAGCCACTTCATAATGCGCTGGGTCCAGTTCAAGATCAACGATCTGATCACCCAAGGTCAAGCGTACATATTCAATGAGATTTTGTTTAAGGGTGTCTAGTGTTGATTCGTTTTGATCCGGCATTGGGAACTCCTATTCCCAGTATTTACCAGGCTTTAAGGATGATCAAGTTCTCGTTGCCACGACCGTTGAACTTGACTTCTGTGGCTTTGATATCCTTGAAATACTTACGCTGTGCGGGTTTACCGCCGGCCAACAGTGCTTTGATCTGCTCTGCGGGTTTACGCAGAGTTTTTTGGTTGGTTCCGCCGGTGTCAAAACCCACAATACTAGACCCTTTGACGGAGAACGAACCCAAGTGCTGATCTGACACAACATGGATAAGTTTGCGTTTTTTAGTATCGTACAACCAGGCTTCGCTGGCACCCACAAGTTTGGTAGGTGCTTCGGATGTAAGTTTGAGTTCCGGAAAGTCTTTGAGGAACTTGAACTTGCTGGCTTGTTTTTCAGGGCTCACTGCTTTTTTAGCACGAGGTTTGCGTTCTACTTTCTTGATTTGCACATAGTTATTGCAATCAGCAATGACCTGCTCGCTGAACTTTAGGAAGTTTTTGAGCTGTGTTTTGGTCCACGGGCTGTACCCTTCTACCAGTTGAGCGTCTTTGCCTTCAATGACTTGTTCGATTTCGTCCACACGCTTTTTCCAATGATCAACAATGGTGCTCACCATTTGAGGTGCAACATTCATGCCACGAAGCAAAGTAATGGGCTTGTAGTCTGCATTCATTTTGGCACCAGCCAAAATAAAGTCGTCAAACATACCTTCGATTTCTCCAGCACATTCTGAAATCTTTTCACGCAAACGATCTTGAATGGTAACGCGAGCAGTTTCGGCCTGCTGTTCGGCCTTGGCATCAGCAGATGCCTGTGCTTTTTCCGATAGTTTTTTAGCGGGCTTGTGTTTGTTCAGTAACTCTGACACATGATTCTCAATGTGCAATAGTTCGTGTTCATTGAGCTCTAGGCCCATGGTATTCATACGGCACAGCCAGCCAATGGTGCTGGAAATACCTTGTTCTGGTATGCCACGGAATGCTTTGGCATTTTTGTCCTCGTGACGATCTAACCAATCTACCACAAACTCCTTGACTTCTTTTTTGCCCAAATAATAGTTGTACCAGTTGAATGCATTGCTCAACTGCCCAACACGTCGTTCTGCTTCAGGCTGGAACTTCCAAGCGGGCTCATCGCCCAGGTATTTGGTGTCTGCGGCACGAATGTGCAAGGGTTTAGCGGGTTTGAGTGTAGTGGCTGATTTCATAGCGGCTCCATGATGATAATGTAGTATTTTAGCACATTTGGATTTTCAGGTCAACCTACCCATAAATACTGTACTATGCCCAGATTAAGTCTCTATCGCCCAAATCGACAAAACGATTATAAGTTTTTGGACCGTACCATAGCCGAAATGTACACAGTCGGCGGACTAGATATTTACGTCCACAAGTATCTAGGACCAAAACCGCACGGCGATGATTCTAGTTCTCAAACAGGTGGCACACAGGATGCCACACAACCAGCATATAGTTATGAAAATCCGTTGTTTGTTGAAGATCTGTTGTTGATTGAAAACAGAGATCGTGCCTACAGTCAGGATGTCTATGTCATGCGCGGTGTATACAATCAGCAAGACATTGATTTTGACCTAACTCAGTTTGGTTTATTTTTGAATAATGATACATTGTTTATCACATTCCATTACAATGACATGATTGATATCATAGGTCGCAAGCTCATGTCAGGGGATGTGCTAGAGTTTCCAAACTTAAAAGATTACAATCCTCTAAATGAAGCATTGCCCAGAGCATTACCCAAGTATTATGTTATACAGGACACAGCATTTGCATCTGAAGGTTTCAGTGCCACATGGTTACCACACTTATGGCGAGTAAAGGCCACTCCGTTGGTTGGCGCACAAGAGTACAACGATATATTGAACAAACCCTTTGCGCAGGACAATATTTGGGATCCGGGCAACTATTACCCAAGTGGCAGTATTGTACTAGACGGTGACACTTATTACAAGGCCAAAAATCCTGTGCCAGTGGGCACACCTATAACAGATCCACTGTGGGAAGTTTATACACCTGCTACCATACAAGAAAGCATTGGTACACGCAAGAAAGACTACGAGCTCAATGATGCTATATTGACGCAGGCCGAGTTTGAAGTTCCTAAATCTGGATACGATGCTGTTAAGTTTTACATTGTTCCTACCAACGCAGACGGTTTACCAGCAGATCCAGCATCCAACCCCACTGTGGATTATACATTGGTTTCAGTGGATTCAACCAATGTCAACGCAGATGCCATTGGAGTTACTCCGCGTGGCGACGGCTACACTGCCGGTTACTTGTCCGGCGACGGTATTGCACCCAATGGCTTACCTGTTACTCCTGGTATTTCTTTCCCAATCAATGCTCAGGAAGGTGACTATGCGTTGCGTTTAGATTATTTCCCAAATAGACTATTCCGTTTTTCAGGCAGACGATGGATCAAGATTGAAGACGCAGTGCGTACAAATCTCACACCAGGCCCAGATAACAAGACACTGCGTAGTAGTTTTGTCAACAATACTGCTACCACACCAACAGCAGACCGTGGACCAATTCCACAACGACAAGGTCTCAGTAACATTCTCAAACCTGAGGCAGATAACTAATGCAACAATTTTTTTATGATGAGCAGATAAGACGTTTTTTATTACAGTTCACACGAATTTTTAGTAACTTTCAAGTTGAATATGGTCGCAACGACGAAGGAGTCAAAGGGCTAATACGAGTTCCCATTCGATATGGTGATGCCAGTCGCCAGGCGCAGACTGTGTTACAAAATAACTCTGCCAACAGTTTGCCGTCAACTCCATTGATGACTTTTTACATCACTGAGTTACAATATGCGCGAGACCGTGTGCAAGAACCATATTTTGTTGACAAAACCAATGTGCGGCAAAGGTATTGGGACGCTGATACACAGACCTACGAGACCACACAAGGCAATGCATTTACTATTGAACGCTTGATGCCTGTACCGTTTAATCTAGGCATACGGTTGGATCTATGGACTTCTAACACCAACCAAAAGTTCCAAATCCTTGAGCAAATACTCACACTGTTTAATCCTGCGCTGGAAATACAAAGCACAGACAACTACTTGGACTGGACTAGTTTGAGTGTGTGCGAACTTGAAACAGTGACCTGGAGTTCTCGAACCATTCCGCAAGGCACAGAAGATCCCATTGACATTGCTTCGTTGACTTTTACTTTGCCCATTTGGATATCGCCACCGGCCAAGGTTAAAAAACTAGGTGTGGTACAAAAAAT